CACACGACGCCCGTGAGCGGCACGGGAGCGGCTGTGTCCCCAACCACGGTGCAAAGAATTGTTCAGGGTATGGTGACCGTATACCCCGAAGTCACAAGAATTTGATTCTCACTTTATCGGATTGGACACCGATTTCGACCTCGGTGTCTAAATACCATCGACTGAAGCGAAACCTTCAATATGGAGATAGAAATGGCTGAAACCGCAGTTCTAGAGCCTGTCGCATCGACAGCACCCGCAACCAACAACACGACGAAGACCCCCACCGTAACCCTTTGCATGATCGTGAAGGACGAGGCTCATGTCATTGAGCGTTGCCTTTCGTCCGTGCTTCCCGTGATCGACCATTGGGTCATCGTGGATACGGGATCGACGGACGGAACGCAGAAGAAGATCAAGGACTTCTTCGACCGAAACGGTGTTGAGGGAACGCTCCATGAGAGCAAGTGGGTCGATTTCGGCACCAATCGAACCGAAGCCTTGGAACTCGCCCGTAAGTCAGGCAAGGACTACAGCCTGATGATCGATGCTGACGAGATCCTTGTGTTTGATCCAGGCTTCGATCCCGATCAGTTCAAGCAGAACCTCACGGCGGATCTCTACAATGTGTTTGCCATCTACGGGCAGACCAAGTACCACCGTCCGCAGTTGACGAGCAACAAGAAGAATTTCTACTACCGTGGCATCCTCCACGAATATGTGGACTGCCATGACCCGATTGAGACCCGTGATTTCGCCCGTGGTTTCATCAACACGCCGATTCAGGACGGAAATCGTTCGAAGTCGGAGGACAAGTACGCCAAGGATGCCGATGTCTTTGAGAAGGCTCTCGCATCGGGAAATGTCGAGGAGAAGGATTTCAATCGATATCACTTCTACCTTGCTCAGTCGTACCGTGACTCGCAGCAATGGGAGAAGGCTCTTGAAGCCTACCTGAAGCGGGCAAGCCTCGGTGGTTGGAATGAGGAAGTCTTCTATTCCTACTATCAGGCAGGGCGGATCATGGAGATCCTGAAGAAGGAATTCGATGAGATCATCCGCATGTACTTCCAAGCCTATCAAGTGGCTCCGTGGCGAGCGGAGAGCCTTTGGGCAGCAGCACGGCTTTGCCGCAACTACTGCCGTTGGGATCAGGCTTACCGCTTCGCCAAGCAGGCACTAAAGATTCGATATCCCGAAGGTGCCCTGTTCGTTGGGCAGGGCATCTACGAGTGGGCTATCTTGGACGAATTCTCAATTTCAGCATATTGGACGGAGCATTACCGTGATTCACGCATGGCTTCGATTCAGTTGCTGAAGGATGGCAAGTACCCTGCCGATCAGAAGGAGCGTATTGAAGCGAACCTCAAGTTCGCCTCGGAGGCTCTTGCGGCAGAACATGGACTTGCCTAAGTGAATGCTGTCTAAATAGTCACAGTTCACCAACGATAGGTAAACTGAGGACTTCAACAGATGGCATTTAGCGCAGCAACAGTCAGGGGCGGTGGGGGCGGCGATGGTCGCTCAATCCGAAACACGATCACGCAGATCGGTCATACCTTTCAGCCGGGTATGGTCGTTCGGCGTGATCCTGTTTCAGGGACATATGTCGCAGCAAGTTCGTCATCCTTCTCAAGATCGAACACCGTTGGTGTCATTGAGTCTGTCACGGCGAACACCTTCGTCGTGGTCTATCAGGGCGAACTCGACTTCAGCGGCAACACTCCATCGGTTGACGATGGAGCATCGGGTCTTACCAATGGCTTGGTGTACTACCTGTCATCGTCATCGTCCCTGACGGGCTACCTGTCTCCGTTTGAACCAACGGATGTCGCAGTCACATATCACCCCATCTTCGTCGCAACCGACACGAAGAAGGGCATCGTCATCAACTCCCTTCCTCGTTTGGTTCAGGGATCGACGCTGTTCTCTCCCGTAGGAACAATAGTTCCCTATGCGGGTGCTGCAAACGATGTTCCTGCGAATTGGTTGCCCTGCTTGGGTGATTCGATCAGCAAGACCACCTACTCGACCCTTTACAACCGTGTCGGAGATTCATATAGAATCGTTGGTCTTGAGGACAGCATTTCCGCTGTTGGTGCATCGGCAAACGCCGCACTCACGGTAAAGTTCACGGGGGCATTGGAAGATGCTCCCGCAGCGGGAATCGGAAGCACGAACATCCACTCCATCTCGGCGGGTGAATACTACAAGTTGAGTTGGAACTCGGGTGCAGATACCGTTGTTGCCGTTGTCAATAGCGTAAGCAATGCAGCAAAGACGGTAACATTCCGATATATCAACGACCACCCCACGGAAAATACCGTATCACATACGGTGTCGTTCTTTGGATCTCTTGCTGGTGGTAGCGTAACTCCGATCACGATCAGATCGCTTGAGCACGGAGAAGTAACGGGCATCACAAGCACGAACTTCTTCATTCCCGATCTTCGTGCACGGACTGTGTTTGGTGTCGGTGCAGGAACAGGACTGACCGATTCAGGCTACACCCGTGGATACAACGGAGGAGAGCAGACTCACCTCCTCACCACGGCAGAGATGCCAAGCCATCAACACGACATCAAGGTTGGAACAGTCACGACTAATGTCGGAGACTATTATCTCAAGGCTGAGTCGGGAACTCCTGTTTCTCAGGCATCTTCATTCTTTGGAAACGATGCCACGACAGAAGTCACGGGCGACAGCGATGCGTTCAATGTCGTGCCGCCATATGTTTCGATGAATTGGATCATTCGATACAAGAATGCCGAAGGCGTTCTGATCGATGAATGTCTGCCGGGTCCGACAGGGCCTCAAGGAACCACAGGAAATCAAGGAACTACGGGAAATACGGGGCCTACGGGCCCTGAGGGGCCTCGGGGGCTTCAAGGCGAACCGGGTTTGCAGGGCCCCAAGGGAGATAAAGGCGATCAAGGTCTGCCTGGAGAAGCCTGCCAATGCCCTCAGAACTTTGCGTCTCCAACAGAATCTACCGTATACATTGCAACGGAATCGGCATACAACGGTGCAAGAGAACCTTCGTCTTTCGTGCTCAACAGTATCAAACTGTCCACGAACAAGAATCAGCCAACCGACTTCAACTACTTCGTCAACTCGCTACTCAGTCTTGATACGCCGTTTGCGGAATCCTTCAACGAGACTCAGCACTTCAACGGACTGAATCCCGTTGATCCCGCATACTTCGGTGATTTGTCCGACAAGTTCTATTCTCCGTTCACTCAGCCTTCTGAGTACAGAGTCCGCAGCCTGAAGAACACCGTGAACCTCAACATCATGGAGGATCAGGGTTCTGACTTCAAGCAGATGAACTTCGTGTTCCAACCTGGAACATACGAGTTGAACTATCCGTTCTCAATGTTCGGAAACAGAAAGATCACCATCGGTGGTGGTGAAGGTTCTGTGTTCAATATTGGTGTTAAGTACATGAAGGTCATCGGTTCCTACAGCGCAACGGGAACGACTCAATCGAACAGTTTCAAGTTGAACTGCGTTGCAAGCCTTACGGGATTGAGCGCACCTCTTGTCGCCACAGGCAACTACACGCTCCTGAGCCCTGAGCAACTCAACTTTGCAATTCCCACGGGATACACCTCGGGCAATCCGTTGGCGGGAGGCGCAACCTCGGCATCGGGCGCAACCTTCGGATTCATCACATCCCTTTTGGGTGTGTATCCTGTCGTGTCGAACGGTTGGTCGGGAAACTCAAGTTTCACCATTGAGGTTCCACACACGCCGATTCAGGCGACAGCAACGGCACCTGTGGGAATTCCATACAACATGGTTGTGAATGTTGATTCGTATGGTCTTTCCGCAATGACCATCTACAGAACCGTCCTCAATGTCAGAAACAACGAGGGCTTCTTGGTGGCGGATACGGGAACCCGTGTCTACCTAGGAACAGGCTCTAGCGAAAACAACTTGCAGCCAATCGTCATTCGCTTCGGTGGGTCGGGTGCAACCGATTCTAACTATCCGAACAAGAGAACGAACAATGCAGTCGGTATTCAGACTGCGGGACGCTTGGTTGTCGGTGAGAATACAGCAATCACCCACTTCCCAACGGGAATCCATGTGGTTGACGGTGGTAAGGTGAGCCTCGACGGAAGCGTGGTCGTTGGCTGCTACAACGGCGTTGCCGCAGACAACAGCGAGATCAAGACAAAGGGTGCAATCATCTCACGCAATCAGTTCGGCGTGAGTGCGAACATGGGCAGAATTGAGATCTTTGGCAAGAGCGAGCGGAAGCCGACCATCTTCGGGCGTAATGGCTTGGCGATTGCGTCTCAATCGTCGGAAGTCCGCATCAACGATGTCTCCAAGACCGTTGCCGCAGTTGTCCGTGAAAGCCCCGCAATCGTTGCGTTCAACTCACCATCGGTGGTTCTGAACAACATCGTTGCGGATCACCCCGTCAGGTTCATGGGAACTGCCTTGGGTGGAGACGGAACCACGGGATCCACGGGAACAACGGGCATCAGCACGAATTCATATTCCTTCTATGCAGTCAACTCCAAGATGTCATTCTTGGATCCCGATTTGGCTTCTGCCAATCAAAAAGCAAATCAGATTCCTGTGTTGGCAGTTGATTCGACAGACATTGTCGTTCGAACACAGTCGGAAGACACATCTGAAAATGTTCTCAAGCGAAAGACAAAGTTTGCGAAGGGAGATGATGTCGGTACGACCAAGCCGACAGTTCGTCCTCCGAAGGGGACACCGACAGTATTCGAAGAGGCACAACCGCCATCACTCCCAGGCTAATCCATGTCAACATTCAAGCACATAGGAAACAGCGTATTCATCGATGGCATGGAAGTGCCCCTGAGTGTCTTCACAATCTTGGAGCCCTCTTACAGGCAACAAAGTACATTCGAAATGCTTACATACAACGGCAAGACTCTCCATGTTCGCATGGGAGGAACTACCACGAATGTGAGCGGACGGTGGGAAGACGGAGAGCGGTACATCTCCCGTAAAAAGGATTTCGAAACCCTGCTTCGCCTCATGCGTAATGAGGATGCCGAAGTCGCTCAGACAGTCGATCCGATTCGGGATCCGATTGGATGCAGAAAGGCTGCATATCCTTTGGCAGAGGACTTGGTCGTTGCTCTTTGGGAGCACATCGTTGAAAAGAAGAGCCTTTCGAATTCGGGTATCGAAGCCCTTCAGGAGAAGAGGAAAGCAGTAAAGGATAAATACCCCCTGAAGGAGACCACGAATGGCGATAGTAACAACACGGGCGGATCTGAGGGAGTATTGCTTCCGAGCCCTCGGCGCACCCGTAGTCGAAATAAACATAGCGGATGAACAGGTAGAGGATCGTCTTGACGATGCTCTTCGGTTCTTCTCCGAATACCACTTCGACGGCGTGGAGAAGGTCTACCTGAAGTATCAGGTGACGCAGACCGACATCGACCGTGGCTACATCGAAATGAAGGCAAGCAACCGCAAGGCTTTGGGCGGTGGTCTTGCCAACGAAGATGCCATCATGACTGCGAACGAGTCGGGTGCTGATAATGTCAACATCGAAGACTTGGTGACGAGCGTAACCCGCATCTTCCCGTTCACGCAGCAATCGGTGGGCATGTTCGACATCCGCTACCAATACGCCTTGAACGATCTCTATACCTTCGGAACCATCGATCTCGTTCAGTACGACCTGACGCAGCAGTACCTCACTCTTCTTCGGCAGTACCTGTCTCCCGACAAGAGCGTTCGTTTCAGCCGTGTGCAGAACAAACTGTACATCGACATGAATTGGTCGCAACAGGTTCAGCCAGGGATGTTCCTGATCATCGAATGCTACCGAATCCTCGACCCAAGAATCTACCCTGAGATCTATCAGGATCGTCTTCTCAAGAGATACGCCGTTGCGCTGTTCAAGAAGCAATGGGGCGTGAATCTATCCAAGTATGACGGCATCAAGTTGCCAGGCGATGTGATTCTCCGTGGCAAGGAGATTGCAGCAGAGGCAACGCAGGAGATCGATGCCATCGAAAAGGAGATCATCTCCAAGTACGAACTCCCCGCAGACTTCATGATGGGCTAAAACTAAATGGCACTAAACCCGTACATCAGAGTCAATAACAAGACCTATCTTCCCGAGCAGAATCTCGTAGAAGACCTGACCATCGAAGCGATCAAGATCCATGGTCTTGAGATGTACTACATTCCGAGAAGCCTTGTGAAGCGTGACGATCTGTTTGGCGAGTCGAAGTATTCTCGCTTCAACAAGTTCAGGATGATTGAGATGTACATGGACACCACTCAGGCATTCGAAGGTGGTGACACATTCAGCAAATTTGGCTTTGAGATCAAGGACAGCGTGAAGTTCACGGTGTCCAAGAAGCGTTTCATCAGAGAGACAGGAACACAGAGACCTCTTGAGGGAGACTTGCTGTTCCTGCCCCTCAACCGTGGATTGTTTGAGATCAAGTTCGTAGAGCACGAAAACCCGTTCTATCAGTTGGGCAAGTTGTTCTCATACCAACTGACATGCGAACTCTTCCAATATAGTGAGGAAGAGTTTGATACGGGCGTGAGCGAAATTGATGCTATCAACGACGAGACGGGCTACAAAGTGCAAGTCACTTTGGGAGGCATCTATGGAACGGGATCTTTCGCAAAGGGCGACATCGTATATCAATACTCGAACGGTTCGGTTACGGGAGGAACTACGGGAGAAACTGCACGGGCGAAAGTTCAATCGCTTGACCGCAGAGAATCTCCGACAGTTCTTTCTCTTGCCGATGTTTCTGGCAAGTGGGTGTCTGGAACGACTGCGGCACCGAAATACCTGACCAAGACAGGAAATGGTCTCTATGCATCGGTCGTTGGATCGGATGAACTCATGGCTATCCGTGACGAAGCCAAGAATGACTTCATCGAAACAGAGGCAGATGACATCATCAACTTCAGCGAGAGCAATCCCTTCGGAGATCCGTAATGTTTCAGTACTTCTACCACGGAACCGTCAGGAAAGTTGTCGTTGCATTCGCCTCGCTGTTCAACGACATCTATGTCTCTCGCAAGGACGAGAACGGTGCTGAGATCGAACGGTTCAAGGTTCCCATTGCATACGGGCCTCAGGCTAAGTTTCTGAAGCGTCTTGATCGTGTGGGAACCGATCTTGAGGAAGGTGTGAAGTTGGAGTCATATCTCCCTCGCATCGGATTTGAGATCACGAATCTTCAATACGACTCGTCACGGAAACTCAACACCATTCAGCAGACGGCGGCTTACTACGCATCCGACAGATCCCTGCTCTCACGCCGCTACGAGAGAGTTCCGTACAACATGACATTCAGCCTGAGCGTCATGTCCAAGACGATGGACGATGCGTTGCAGATTGTCGAGCAGATACTTCCATACTTTGGCCCCGAGTACACCTTCACCATCAAGGCAATCGATCCAACCGATCAGGATGTTGATGTCCCCATCGTCTTCACATCGGCAACATTGAACGATGGTGATGACGGCAGTTACGGCGACTACAGCCAACGCAAGGTCACCTTGGTCAACATTCAGTTCATCGCCAAGATGTACCTGTATGGGCCTGTCACTCGTCAGAAGGTCATCACACAGGCGGATATCAATCTCTTCGATACGAGATACTACGGAGCAACGGGGCCGACCTACGCAACGATTTCGGTTTTCCCATATGCGGGTGTGACTGCGGGTGGATACAACCCAAGCATTACTGCGGGAGCAACGGGATACACAGGAAGCGGTGCTTATACGGTGATCACAGAATTCCCCAACGGAGTCTAACATGTCGGAATGGAAAACTGGCATCTATAGCAAAGGATTTAGTGATTCGGTTCCTTCTTGGGTCGGAAGGTCAAAAAGAAAAACTCCCAGAGCCACAGAAGTTTGGACTGCTTCTTGGTGGTCTACTGATCCTTCTGGAACAACAAATGCGAATAAGGTCGAGGACTATGGTGATGTGAACTATTACGAATATGTCAAGCCGATGATTGCGTTGGCTGACTGCGCTAG